TGAAAGCTTCTACCTGCGGTACGGCGTTCTCCTGTAGGGCTTGTAGGAATCGAACAGAATCCATTGCGTGGATCTGTAAATGAACTGCGTGGTTCTCGCCGGGCTGGACGGTGACGCTTCGGCCACTCTGCATAGAGTCATTCTCGAGCTCAGCAATTTTGGCGTCGATAGGCAACCTTGGGGGTACGGCGCTCGGAGAAGCATAACGATCAACCTGATCGTAACCAACACGAACGGCAACTCGATCCCGAATAACATTCGCACGACCTGTCTCGTCGAGCATTGGCAACATCTGCATAAATTCGTTGTACGCAAGCAACCGAGCTTGAGCACTACCGTATCCAACAGCCTTCATCGGAGCCACGTCGTAGACTTCTTTGAGCGCCTGCATGGGAACGCCTCGCTCGCGTAGGCGTCTGTGGAATTGCATAGCAATATCACCACCTGGTTGAGCCTCTCTCCAGTTGCCCAAGGCAAGCCGGCGGAACTGTTCTTTGAGTAGTTTGCCCCATGGGACGTAATAGAAATTCTGTGCCTGTGTAGAAAGCACTGCTTCCTTCTCTAGCTGGGCGCTGACTTCAGTTGCAGTACGCTCCTGCGATGCGGAGCTTACAACTTGGGAAGCATAACTCCCAGTATTATTCCTACGAATAGTCGAAAGCTCTTGAGCAATCGGCAAAGCGTTGTTGGCAAGATTCGGGGAAGTCCGCTCAACAATGTTGAGATTCGGGGGGAGAATCGCCATGGGACCGTTGTAGGCAATAGTAAGATTCTGCAAGTCATCCATCGTCTGTGGCTGAATCAGTACTGAAGTCGACAACAAGGTCGAGTCGATGATAGCGTTACGCAAACGATTATTGACTTGGATGTGCGGATAAATCTTGTAGGCCAATCCTCGGACTGAATGCAAGTTGCCATTCGTGCCGATACCGTAGGTAAACATCACTAAAGCCTCGTTGATATTTGCGAAACGATTGTCTTTGCGGAAAAGGAAATTCTGGTTAGAGCCATCGCGGAGTCCGATTGCGTGAGTCACCCTTCCGTCGAACTCCAACACATAATAGTGGACAGTCTGAATCTCAGCAGAACGGGCAAAAGAAAGTGAAAGATCGTTATCTTTCAACATTACTTGAATCTCTTCCCATTCGAGCCTTGTGCCAGAAACGTCAACCGGAACTGCGTTGATGATTGCTCTACGGGTTTCTTCTATATCCCATCCGACAGCTCTGGCGGCTTTGGGGTCTTTAATATGTTGATAAAGCTCGTGAGCATAATAGGAACGACGGGCACAACAAAACTCAATACGGCTATCGCTGGCTGGGATACCACGGGGTAGGTAGAAATCCTTAAGTCCTGCGACCTTCCAACGCCAATCGATGTCATCGTCAAAGAAGGCGAAGCCGACGCCATAAGCCACAAACTCGTGGGCTAGCCGTTGCTGGTTGTAGAAGAACTCGTCCCAGTCTTTGCGTAGAACTCGATCAAACTCCTCTGAAATAATTTGGCTGTAATTGCCGCGTTGGGTCGCGTCACCAAACTTGGTCTTCACCTGAGCCAACATCGGAACCCCATTAACCAAATCAGAATAAGCCGAGAGGGCGTATTCCAAGTCAGCCGAAGCTTCTAAAAAATTCAGATTCGAACGATAAGACTGGCCGAGATTCCGCAGAGTGTTCGGATTGTACGGTGGCTCACCGTCGAGCATCGCTTGGACACGCACCCGTTGCGCTGCGCTCTCAGCGTCCGCGTCAGTAAGATTTGTATAAATCGCAAAAGCTGATTGAGCATCTTTGAGCCTTGTTTTGGGTGGCCGACCCTCTGGGGAGATTGTCTCTAGGTTCTGATCCACGTTAAACTCCTACGTACTCAATTACTTGCCTCGGGTCAAGAATATAAGGCATCCACTTTTTTGGTAAAGGCCAAAAAATCCTTATACTTGCCACCCCCAGCAACAGTAGTCCCAGCTATGGCGTTAGCCCTTTGACGGCATACGTCCAACATAAGAAAGGCCGCATCAGCTATATCAGGTGATCTTCCGAACCTAGACTTCATGTCCCTCTTGGACTCAACAAAGATTTTACCCCGCTCTGCCGTCCTATACTGCCTAGCCACAAGTTCTCTGGCTAAATCAATAGTTACACCCCTAACCTGCCCAGCCCTCAAGAACTCCCGCCCTACGTACCAAAGCTCGGATACCCTGTTCCCATAAGACTCGTCGGCCTTCATGCGGGAGCTTTTGCTAACAGGCATATTGCTGGGTCTCTCGGAGAACTTAACCCGAAGAACAGACGGACTCCATATAGTCGATATGATGTCGCACAAGGGGTCTCCCGCTCCCGTGGCGTCGACCGCTAGGTATCGAGGGAGAACCCCATACTTCTCGCACTCTTGCTTTAACAACTGGGCAATCTGGTAATTGCGAGGATTATCCTTTAGCGAGGAGTTCTCTTGAAGTTCCACGTACTTGTCGAAATGGACTGTCATTCCGGCGTCAGTCTCCCCGTACTTTCCCAGAAACAGAACAGACCTATCCCCACCGCTGGTAAAACCAGGATCGAATCCAGCCACAGCAACGGGTTGTTTAGACCCCACCCACATAGCTGGCTTATGTGCTTCGAACTTGCGGAGGTCGGCCTCGCTGTAGATGTTCTCCTCGGAACCCGCGGGAGCGGGGAACGAACGGATGAACCGCCAGTAAGACAGAGAATTCTCGCCAAGGCGTTTTCTGTCCTCTTCTAGTTTCTTACCCGTAAGCAAGAAGGGCCATTTATCGTCGTGATCTAGGTTAGGAGTCTTCTCCCCATCCAAGTGTAAACAGAACCCATCTTTAGTCTCCCAACCTCCTTCGTCTACCGTTATCGATTGCCACCCATCTTTGGGGGTAACGAACTGACCAAAGGGATCGTAAGCCGAATTGAAGTTACCGCAGGCCACGCATTGGAAAAAAGGATTAGCTGAAAGATTGGCTGTGGCTTCGAAGATAGCGGGGGATACATCCGTGGCCTCGTCAATCAAAAGGAATACCCGTTTGTTCTTTAGACCAAGCAACTTCTCGGAAGCTTCCTTCTCCTTATCCTTCGCAGATGGAACAAGCGTGATACTAGACCGATCACTACTGCCTTCTTCCAGCACAAGCTTGCCCATTGAGTCGACCAGCTTTCCGGGCATCACCTTTGCTTGCATGTGGCGTTCGCGGACTCGACCCCACATACGCTTACGAGCCTCACGAACTGACGTAGTGGTGACCAAGACTAACGTGTCGAATGGGGCAGAATACCAATTAACTAATCCCCATAACCCAACCACTTCAGTCTTAGCTGATGACTTGGGTCCAGAGATGCCAAGATAGTTCCATTTACAAAGCTCGACGATCTGCTCATCTGCCCACGGATTGCGTTGAAAACCTTGAGGATTCTTTTTGGGGTGGTACGGCCACAACATCTCGACCACATTCCAAAAGTGCTGTTCTTTACCAAGACCTCCTTGCTCTGGAGTCAACCCCTCTCGGAAGGACAACAACTCGATCGTAAGTGCTGTAGCCCCTTCGGGCCACATTCGGCCATACTTCTCGATTTGGGACATTACCTGATGGTAACAGAATCCCCTTGGCAATCCACTCTTTTTATAAGAGATGATCTGGATGGTAGCTATTGATCCCGGAGCAAGCGGAGGTATCGCATCTATAACTGTTAACGGTATGGTCGATGCCGTAAAGATGCCTGAGACTGAAGGAGATGTGCTGGATAAACTAAAGAGTTTGCGGACTTATCACGATGTTATTGTCATCGAACAAGTAGGTGGGTACGTAGGTGGGGCGGGAAGTCCCGGATCGGCGATGTTTAATTTCGGTCGTGGATTCGGTTTTATCTTAGGTGTCTCGATGACGCTGGGGTTTAGAATTGAAATGGTTCGTCCGCAAGCGTGGCAGAAGGCATTGAGTTTGGGGAATAGTAAGGGGATGGCTAGCAAGACGGAATGGAAAAATAAACTGAAAGCTGAAGCCCAAAGAAGATTTCCAAATTTAAGCGTGACATTGTCCACGGCGGATGCACTATTGATACTCGAATATGGCAGACATCACATTGTTCGAGTGGCAGAAACCGGGAGCGGAAGCGTTATTACAAAGCCTTCAGAAAAATAACGTAGCCCTCGACGCCAGCGATACTGGCACGGGTAAGACGGCTAAAGCGGTATGGTTAGCCCAACAATTAAGAGCGGACGTTATCGTCATCTGTCCGAAAGCAGTTATCCCATCGTGGCGTGAATGGCTCGATCGAGGCGAGGTTAAACACGAAGTAATCAACTACGAAAAGCTCAAGACTGGAAAGACAAAGCTCGGAAAATGGAACGACGCGAAGAGTTGGGAGTGGA